ATTCATTAAATCGCATAACTGTAGATGTAGAAGCATCATATGCAACGGAATTAATTACTGGAGTTGCTGCAAATTCGTTTGCTGCTGCATATACATATCTTAATTGATGTGGTTTGAATTCAGAGATAACAACATCGACTTCCATTGTTTCCCCGGTTTTATGAGATCCTACATTCAGACCTGTATCTTCCTGTTTTGATTGCACTGTTTCTGTATTGTGTCGGACTACAAATGTAGACTTGGGCCCACCCAATCTAACATCATTCCAGTATAATTGAACTGGTCCGACTGGTAAAGTTTTTTCTACTGCCTGGCTCATATTATAGCCCTCCCATAATGTACATCGAATATCACGTTTTTTCCATATACATCAAACTCATCGTCAAATAAATCTTCTGCATCCCGTGATAATATTGCCCTGAATCCTGTCGTAACAGTATCAGGTTTCTGATTTAAAAGATATATGATTCTTTCGATTATGTCTTCATACGCATCATCGTCAGACCATACATTTATTGATAGGCTCCAGACACCTTGCACAATTTCTGGACCCATTGCATTATTATTAATTCCTGTTTGTAAATTTAAAACTGTTTCTGGAAAAGTAGGTTTTACTGGAGGCTTAAACCAATATGTTTGGAATGGCTCTGCTCCGGGAGTACCCATTAATGATATATAAATACTATCATCTGTGAGTCTTTTTTTTATAGCCAACTTCAGTGCTTTCATTTGATAACCTTTTTTACAGCTGCTAAAAATAATGCAATTTGGCCAACTGCTGTTTCATTAAGAGCTGGTCCTAAAAATGGAAAGGCTCTTCTGTTTGGTGTTCCAAGTTCTGTTCCTACCAAACTAATATCACCGGTTTTATTATAATCTCCGGTTTCAACTTTTGTAGCATATGGCTCACTGGCTGTAACTTCTCCCTTTAATCCATTAGCAAAAACCTGAACCTTTTCTGCTTTAATTCCACTGACTAACTTTCCTGAATGGGTATAAAACCTTGGATCTGGATGATCCTTTCTTTCACCAGCAGATATTTGTGATGCAGCATTATGATTATTCTTTGCGTGCGTCGCTACCAAATTTTGGGACTTCTCCATTGCTGTTATCAGTTCTATCGCTGTGAACGTCTGGACTAATTTTAGGTTCTGGTTTAGTTCTGCTAATCCCTGCACCATTTTTAGGCTCCTTTATTCCAGCCAGTTTCCTTAATTGTTTTAAAGAATAATTTACACCTTTATAAAAAATGTAATCATCCCCTCTCTCTTTCGCCATTTCAATATGACGTATTGTCAATCTACCTGGTAGACCATTCATCTTTTTTCCACCTTTTGTGTATCGACTTGTTTATGCCCATCATATACACCAACATGCATTACTTCGTGATAATCAGTTTCTCCAGATTCAAATATTCTATGATCAACTGCAACAGATGATGTTGCCGGGAAAATTAAAAGATGAGTACTTTCTACTACTCGGCCTTTTATTGTTTTCTTGAAAGCCCCACGTTTGGGAAATATCAATACTGTTGCTGTTTCAATAACTTTAGATTCTGACTCCGGATATACAGATGTGCTGTTGTATTCTTCTGTAGTATTTTTTACAGTTACAACTGTTCCACCATCACCATCATCATTATCCAATAATCCATCGGTATCAGTATCCCAACTCATCCTGATGCATCTCCAATATTTTCAGAATTATCAACACCGAACTCATCCATACTAATAGCAATTTCACGGATATCTTCATAGGGTTCGCTATCCTGATCCATGCTCTGTAACTTAGCTCTGGATGCTATCAAGCTATCAAGATAAGAGCCTTTGTCAACTCGTTTATCCCCTATTTTATAATTACCAACATTGCTGGTATCATCCAGCAATGCAGCAATTTTAATATCAATTTTCGCTATGAGATCGGTTGCTGATGACATTTCTATGCATTCCCTTTTACAACATATCTGTTGCTTACAGCACCACAACCACCATAATAACTGACTTTATATCTTTCGATTATATCAGCATTAAAAGCAGATTCGCTGTCTTTACCCTGATGCTCAACACGTAAAGGAAATACTTCGGTATATACAAACTGTTTCTTGAAATCACCAACAAACCATGCTGTAGTTGCAAGCTGCTGATCAATGAAAGTGGAATCAAGTGCCTTCATACCGGTATAAATATTTTTTACACCAGCAGGACCTGTTAATATAACAGCCTGTCCAGAATTGACAATCTTATTTGCTGTGCCTTTCAAGCTCATTGCTGTCAATAATTCTTTAGGTGTAACCCTCATGGGTAAACCCTGCTCATCAGTAAACTGTGAGAACAAAGCCATTGATTCGTCAAGATCTGTTTCATCTGACAGAGTAATAGCTCCCAGGTTATCCAGTGTTCCAGAAGTATAGGGATCATTTGAAGTAGAACTGTACAAAGTTGTTGCAGTACCTGCTGGTCGCCATGCAGCTCTTACACCTGTGCTTGTTAATTCAAGAACAGCATTCATGATTGTTTTTTCCTGAGATGATTTTGCTGATTCCCCAATTTCTTTTGCTCTCAAGAGCATCTGACCAGTCTGGTCAAACATGATCATTTCTTTTGTGAGGGAAATTATCCTACCAAATTTTGTATTTTTGATCATGTGGTATTTTTCTGTGATTGATCCTTCTTCGTAATCAACCCCCTCAGAAACTTCTTTCATCTCATTATCTGCACCAAACCCGACAATGGTTTCGTCTTTTACAGAAGATGGAATTTTGGTAACAAGTTGCATACCTACACCATATTCAAGGTCATAAGCTTCCTGTACCTTTTTATTAATCAAAGCCCCGGTGATTTTGGGAAAAGCTGAGGATGAGAGAGCTTCGTTAATTTTTATATCGTTGATAGGACCGCTACCAATGATATTACTTTTGCCAAGCTCCGGCTGGTTCATGGCCTCATATAATTCTCTCAGGGACAAATCGTCAGTGCTGATTTTTCCCTCGTTAATGTTGTTGATGATAGAAATGGCGAACCGCTTTTCGCCAACTTTTGCATAAAGTTTTTTCATGCTATCTCTGTTCATTTTTTACCTTCCCCTTAGCTCAACACTATCTGATTCTGGTTAAGACCAGGTTTGAATTCGACAAGCACGCTGGTTCCTGCTGTATCAAGAGCCTCTGCACAAACTGCTACAACATTAGTTGCTGTTGACTGTAAATCTGTTAAGGTTTTCTTTAACAGAGTCTGAGCAGCACTAATAACATAAGGTTGACCATATACCTGGGTTGCACTTGCAACAGTCATTTCAAAAACTGTCCCATGTCCAATTTCCAACATTCTGATTGATGTTGATGTTGTATCTGTTGCAGGAGATGCATCCATTGCTATTCCTACCAGATCATCACAATCACCTGATGCAGCAACCGGATCGACTTTACCTGTTGACTGAGTGATATCCAACATATCACCTTGTTCAATGGCTACAGCTCCATTTTTCTTAACCATTCTGGAGACCTGTGGTCCACGTCTGTATCTATAGTTATTACTCATGACTTACCCCCGATCCTTGGCAGCTTCGACCATTTCTTTATCGAGATCTTCATCGGAAAGTTCTTCTTCTCCGTTTCCAGATTCATCAATATTCTGATGATCGCCCATTCCTGTTACGCCTTTTTTTGCAGGAGCAAGTAATTTCCGATCTTCCAGAAGCTTCTTCACAGCTTCATCATCTTTTGCATCGGAAAGTGTTTCCCTGAAAATTGGGGTAATCAGTTTTTCGCTGATTTTACTTTCTTTAATAAGTTCGTCAATTTTTACAGCTCTTGCAGCTGCCTTTTCTTTGACATCAGACTCATCAACTTTCTGTGTCAGAGTTTTGTTTGATTCCGTCAGATCAACGATCTGTTTCTTGAAATCTGCCACCTCTTCTTCGGTGGATACTTTATCCATGATCCCTTTTTTCAAACCCTCTACCAGATCAGGTCTGTTTTTCAGGATATCCTGGATATTCAAGTCTTTGTAATCCATAAAATCTCCTTCCTCTTCCTCAATATTATTATTATCGGCCTCAAACATATTAATGGTTGATCCTGTTTCGGTAACAAGATCAGCACTGAATAATTTTTTAAGTTCATAGGCTTCAGCAATACCGGTTTCTTTGTCATAAGACATAGGACCATTAGCAACAATAGATAAACCGATTTTATCAGCTATCTCCATTATTGATTCAATAAATGGAGCCTTATGAGCTAGATATTTGATATCGGCTTTAGGAATTCCAGACTCCATTCGACCATTTTCATAATATCCTACAATATCATTGGTGCTTCTTACTCCGTGATGCTTTTTTAATTCATCCTCACTTACATGGTTATTATAAAATTTCAAACCATCAATATTGGCTGCAACAGCTTTCCTGAAATTTTCATTAAATCGGGTTCCCTTACTTCCAGGGTAATATCTATTGCTGGACGTTTCTCTCAATAGAACTACTCCAGGAATCAAACGGTTTTCTTTATCAATAACACTTTCCTTAAACTGTCCGGATATTGAAGCTTCATTGATATTTATCATTTTTGCCATTCTCTTACTCTCCTTGAATTCTTCAATATCAAATTCCTTGAGCAGTTTGGAAATTTTGTTTTTAATTTCTTTCGGAATAGTCATTGATGAATCGGCTTTAGCTTCATACAGAGCCTGTGATATTGCTCTTAATACATTTAAATTAACAGACCCAGCTTTAGAGTACATTTTGGTATCAGGATCTATTTCCCCAGCACCTTCTCTGTAAGGTAAATACCAAGTACTTTTTTTGGATCTATCTTCAATCCATAAAAAACTTTGAGTTGATAATTTAGATTTATTGGTAATAGAACTTAATGAATTATGTTCTAATATTTTATTGACTTCTGCATTAAGCCAAAGGGCAAATAAAGTGTTGTTAGCTGCCCGATCCATATATTACCAAAGTTTTTTAAGGTGACGATTCTTCATTACCTCAATTCTCCCATCTGCACCATAGGCAGTTATAAGCCCGGTTTCTGATTTTATTGGCTTGCCATAAATTTCTTCGATGTAAGCCAGTACTTTTTTATGCCATCCTGCAATTGCTTTCTTTCTTTTCGCAAGCAATTCAGCTTTCTTTTTATTAATATCGGCATTTTTTTTAATACGTTGCTTTTTTACTTCCAAAGTCTTCCCTGGGAACTCACTTTCAACGTATGCTAACTGGCTTCTATTGACATTCATTTCTTCGAGTATTTTATCAAATCTGTTTGATAATGATCCTGCAATCTCAATAGGGAGGATGCCGTGAACCGCACTTAACTTTTCTTCGATGATTGTAATTTCTGCTTGACTCATTCCTGCAACTGATTTCGTCTTTTCTTCTGCCATGATTTTCTCCTATATTTTATAATTTATTCTTACTATCATATTTTGTCAATGATAACCTTTTCATCAAATGGGACTAATGTAATATAACACTGGCAATTTGCATGGGAAATAGGGACTGCATCCGGAGGATAAACTCCATCACCTAATCCAAATAAATCACTCTGCTCATATTCATCACATTCCCCGGAAGTACATATACCATGTCCAGCAGTCCTATGCCATTGAATACCCTTAACCCATGATTTTTTACTTGCATATTCTGCTGTTGCCTCCCGGTAGGCTCTGGTGACCTCTGTACGGATTAATCTATCCATATTTTTATAAGCTGATTTATATCGGCCTCTACCTGGAGGATTTTCTTTATAGAAATTTTTCCAGTACTTAGTCCGCATATCTGCTTCTGGAAGATATAAGAATCCCCGGATATCATTCATTATTTCACCAACATACTTCCCGTCAACATATCCTCGTGCAATCATTCTTCGAATTTCTTTGTAACTGGTATCATGTAAATCCCAAATTTTAGTTGATAATGCAATCCCACGGTATCCTTTAATCATTTTCCCTAAAGCTCTTTTCCAGACTGTATCAAATACTTCTGAAACCATACCTATTTTTGCACCACCTGTAAGGGCTCCCCCCAGCATAGACACTGATGCTTTTGTATCAATTATAGATGCTCTTACACTTTTACTGATTAATGATCTTGCAGATCTGGTTAATTTATTACTCAGGGCTTTCATTTCTTTTTCAATTGGCCTTAATAATGTACGTAGATTTGTCGATCCAGATTCATCATATATTGCAATTAAGTTTTGGATTTTAGCTGTACTTTTTTTATATGCTGTTCGATATTTCCTTAACTCAGCTGTTAAGGCTTCATCTTTTAACTTTTGACTTTGTACTATGGATTTATTTATATCTTCAATATATCCCATCTAAATTGGCTCCGTTGGATCTTCATAATCTTCCACTGGATCAAGATATTCTTCTTTGCATTTTTTAAGTATGAATGTAATTCTGTTCCCTACTTCTGATTTTATAATCTTTACAGGGAATTTGATTCCCATTAATCTGGCTTTAATTATTGACAGTAATGTTATCTCTATCATTAGACGAACTGTTATTGTCCCTATTTTCACTCTTCTTCCTCCATTTTTTTTCTATCTTTTTCGATTTGTAAATCTTCTTCATCCTTATTGGGTTCGGTATCTTCTTCTGGATGTTCGGCCTCCCATTTCTTTATTAATTCAGCTTCATTATCTGTGTTCAAATCAAGTCTTGATTGTGCTGTCTGTGGACTCATCCACCCGGCATTAACCTGAATTGCATATGCTTTAGTTTCTTTCTCAATATCCCTGGATACAAGATCCGGAAATGTTATACTGCATTCTGTGGAGAGGGGTTCTGTCCTTTTTGTTTCTTTTACTTCACCATCATCAAGGAATTCTTTATCTGTAAAAGTCTCATTAGCTGGAAGTCCTGCATGTTCTATTCCGTATTTAATTACTCTCTCAAACATCACTTTAAAAGCTTCTGCAAAAAAATCCTGCCAATCTTCAAACTCCATTACTGCCGGACCCTCTGCAACCATAGTACTTGAATAACTGCCGTTGCTGGCATCGCTGGTTACCATGAATTCCGGAAGTCCTGCCCCTGCTGCAATAGATAACAGTAATGCTTGTCCATCTTTTTGTACATCTGATGCTTGGAGATTAGGAGATTTTAATTCATAATCCACATTCTGATTTGTAGTATATACACTGACATTTTTCGGAGC